CGAGGACGGTATAACCCTCCCACTACCCTTTCTGCTGCTATCAGGTATGTCTCGGCCCGTGAATCCCAACCGGTTGCCAGAGCGCACTCTGATTACCGCCTCCCAGGCGGGGCCCGCTCGCGCGGGCGAGTCGACTGATGGGTCGACGACGGGGACGAACGGCGCGCCGCGCCGTCGTGCGGGACGTAGCAACCCCGCAGGGCCGAGACGCAACGGCCTTTTGGGGCGAGGGTCTTCCCAAGATACCCTCGCCCCATCTGGCGTCCGAGCAGCTAGACCGCATGCTGCGCCGACGCCACCACGCGTGCCCTTTGTCGCACGCGATGAGGGGGGTACGCCCCCCCCACCACCACCACCGAGCCAGCGAACATTGGGTGGACAAGGCACCCATATCAAGTTGTCCAATGCGCGCCACGCAGGCGCCATGCGGGCGTTCGCAGGCGTGCGCTCTCTGCACCGCGACGTTGCTCCCCAACATATTGTGATTGTTGGAGCAGGAGTCGGGTGTGTAGAGCGCGCCCTCAAGGACTGCAAGAAGAACGGGGTGGGCTTGCCCATCCATTGTATGTCCAGCATCGTTCAGAAGGAAGACCTACTCCGAGCCGTCAACATACCCAAGTTGCTCGGGACGGAAAATCGGGCTAAGTGGAACACCCACTGCGAGGCTGTCACCGGTTGCCACCACGAGTTGCGCACTTGTGACTGCGCTCCCGAGCGCCGTTTCACCACGTTCCCGAATGGGACGGGGCGCAACTACGTGTTTGTGCACTCGTTCTACTACCTCAACCATGCGCTCGATTTCGCGCATTTCAAGGTTGGGGATGTCCTCTGGGTCGTCACACATCGCTTCGACGGGGAAGGAGGCGATTTCGCGGGGGAGTACAGCTGGAAGCGGGTCGGGCCATATATCCGCATGGAGCCGATACCGGTTCGCAGTGGCGGGAGAGCCAACCCTGCTTGTGGCAAAGCGTACCAACACCTCGATCCAACATACCACCTTGACCATGGTTTCACCATTAATGGCTACGGGGGAGAACGCATGTACGTGCCAGCCGATCCCGATCGCTACTTCGATGAGGGCTGCACGTACGTCTACCGGATGGTGGTCGGGCCTGCTCGATTCGACGACGAAGGGCTGGGCGCACCGTTCGACGCGAGCGTGATTGCGCCGTACCCATCGTACGCCATGCTACCTCGGGTCGAGGACCATTCGGCCTGCACAGCTTCGTGTTGCGGGGATGGCGCCCTCGTCACGCCCGATTCCTTCGACGAGGATTCGAGTTCGGACGAGACTGAGATCCGAGACCCACCTGGGCCTCGCTCCGGGGTGCGTCCTAACGCGCCCGTCCCTCCTGCTCCTCAGACATCGCGAGTTGAGCAAGCTCTCGAGCTACAAGTGGCATCGCTGCCGCAAACGTTCGTGAACAGCAAGGAAGGACAGATGAAGATCGCACACATCTTGACGGAGCGCGTGTCCGCCGTCGCCCGCACGTGCGAGGAGTGGCGGACGCAAGTAGTCGAGGCTGTGCCTCGGGTGATGGCCCGGGTCGCGCGCGACCAGAGCGTTTTGTTCAGCGCGGCGCGTAGCTGGATGAGCCACACCAACGAGATGACCGACCCCACCTCCGTCTGGAAGACGAGGTTGTTGTGGGGCATGGCGCTATTCGTAGCACTCGTAGCCTTCGCGACGTGCGCGGTCGTCGCACACGTCGACGATTGGCCCCAAGCGTTGGCGGTCGCCGCCCTCGTGCCGGTTGTGGTGGCGTACGAAGCCGCCCGCTTGTTCTGGCCGGCAATCACCGTAGGTGTCGCGGTGTTCCAGACGTACCGGAAGTTCTTCTCGCGCGAAGCTTCCCTCGCAAGGCACCGGACTGAGGTGCACGCGGCGGCAGCGCGCCGCGGAGAGTTATGACGTGACGCGCCCCAGGCGGTCGCGACGGTTGTCGAGGGTTTGCTCGACGTGAGGGAGGAGGTAATTTTACTCGCACCTTTCAATTTGTTACCATCGAATCGTACTCTCGCGATTTGTCTCGGGTCGGGAGACATGAGTAAACTGGGCAAGCAAACGAAGTATTTGCGATTGGACCCGGAAGCAAAGCGCTTCCCGTGTTCCAGGATCCAAGCCGGTGCTGAGTGCATGGGCTTAGTTGGCAAGGTGTCATTCGTGTGTAAGACATGCCCTTGCAACGCGCAAAGAGCCCTCGAATACCGGCATGGGGGGCCGCAGCCAGTCGTATCGCGTAATTTTGATCTTTTTATTTCGTACATTGGGTCCGTCCATGACCCCGTCCAAGATCTTTTTATCAGTTCCCGCGCATATTGGCAAGAACACTGGCTACCCAAGTGGCCCGCGGTTAAGCAGATGTTGATCCGGCAATCTATTAGCAAAGACCCCGTGATGCACGACCGGGTGTTCGCTATGGTCAAACGCGAATGCGACCACAAGATGCCTAGCCGGCCCCGGCTTATCCAGTACAATGTCAACTTAGCCACGCAGGCGCACTACGCGGCGGAGATGTACGCTATGCAGAAGGCGTGGACGACGTGGTTCCAGCGCCGAAACGTAGGCAACGGGATAAGGATTACGTTTGCCTCCGGACTCAACGCCAACACCCTGGGAGATTGGATGCGGAATGTCTTAGAAGACGTTGACGCTCCTCACTTCTATGAGCGAGATGGTAAGAGCTGGGATGCGACGATGCAAGCCCCGCACCTTGGAGTCCGTCTAGCTGCGTACAAGCTGGCGGGGGCCGACTTCTGCGAGTCGGTCGCGAAGGGTTTTAAGGTCGTCGGGCGGGACCCGCACGGACCTTTCAAGTACCAAGTAGATGGTACCGTTAAGTCGGGGCATAACGACACCACATTGGGCAACTCAATCGTCAATGCGTGCATTGCCTATACAGCCATGAGGGCTATGGGCTTAAGAGGCGATATCATCGTAGCAGGAGACGACCTGCTGATAGTTGTGGCCGGTGATTTCGACGCGGACGCTTTGGCGCGGGTCGAAGGCGAATGCGGAATCACCCCTGAATACCGGAAGTTCGATGATCCGCGTGATGTGAGCTTCATTTCCGGCATATGGTTGCCCATCGAAGATGACTGGCTGTTTATTCCACGGCCGGGCCGATTACTAGCACGCTTATTTTGGACAACTCGACCTCCTCCCCCGAAGAAGCGGCAATTATACCTCAATTCGATCGTTCTGGGGCTGCGGCCCACATGTGGGCAAATTCCCGTGATAGGAGCATTCTTAGATGCCCATTACGGAGACGTCTCTGGGGCCGCTATCCCCCACGAGAAGCGCCTGAAAGTCTGGGGAGTCGGTAAAACCGCGCCGCGTGCGGCTCTCCTGCGAGTAATGGCATCGCGCTACGGACTGACTGAGGAAGAGATGGTGGAAGCTGAGGAATTCCTCACCTCGTTGGCCGGGAGGGTGGGGGTATTTTCACACCCGGTGCTCGATCGGATCATGGAGGTCGATCTAGCAGACCTCGCCGGCCGTCCGTTGTCTCACTGAGTTGTAGGCGCCACGTTTTCTGTGTAGTGATTCACGCCACTAATGCGCCAGTGGCTTATTTTGCGAAAATTCCGTTAAGAGCCGATTTCGTTTCGAACGCATGCCAGGAAAGGCAGGTAAACAGCAAAGTAAGAAGAAAGCCAAGCTAGTCTTGGTCGCTACCCCGGGGCGTGTGCCGGGGTTGCGGGTGAAGAATCGGCCTCGACAGCCGATGAAACTCGCTCAGAATCCGCGACCCCTAGTCCAGGGTGGCGCGTTGTCCGTTAGTGCACCAGTGGCGGTCGGGAAGATTAGACGCTCCGAGCGCCCGCGCATGCGGACGTTGTCGAATGGGGATTGCGTGATTACCCATCGTGAGTATATCGCTGACGTCGTGGCTACTGGAGCCACCACCTTCTCAGTGGTTCAATACTCATGCAACCCGGGATTGTCTACCACATTCCCGTGGTTGTCGAGTGTAGCCTCTAATTTCGAGAGCTACCGATTTGAACGTCTCAATTTCGAGTACGAGACGGACATTTCTACAGCCACTGCGGGCACGGCGATCATGGGTATGGACTATGACGCCGCCGATCCGGCGCCCACTACTAAGACTCAAGTATTGTCTTATCGTGGCGCTGTTCGGTCGCCTGTTTGGCAGCCGTGTTGTATGGTTTCTCTCAATGAAGACCTTAACAAACTTAAGTCATTCTATATCCGCCGCGGCACGCTCGCTGCGAATTTAGATATCAAGACATACGATACTGGCAATCTATTCATGTGCACCGTATCACCGGCAGCAACGATCGGAGAACTGTACGTAGAATACACAGTGCGCCTCATGACCCCTCACTTGGGATCCGTCGCCATAGGCAACGCGCTCTATGCGACGTACGGAGGCTCGTCCAATTCAGCTCCATTCGGTACAGTTGCGTCGGGCACATCGAACGCACCGCTTACCGTGGCTAGCACCGGAACGACCACCTCGGTCACGACTTGGACTGCCACAGCAGCGTACAACTGCCTGTTCTCTTCGGTGGTCTCCGGTACCGGTGTTACTGCAGTCAATTTCACCGGGACCGCGACCCTAACGGGCAGTAGCGGCGCCATCAACTCGGGGCAGACGGCATCCCTGAATTCGGTGGAAGTTCAGTTTGCAGTCGGGCAAACTCTCGTCCTCACGGCGTCTAACACGACGATTGGTGGGGCGAGTGGGTATTTTGGACAATACCAAGCATAAATCGTTCGTGGCGAGGCGCGAGGTGGTTTCTTAAGCTGGAACACCCACGCGACACGCTTGTGTATAATCTACTAGTTAGTGAGGCGATAAATGGGCGTACACTTTGCGACAAACGCAATAAATACAAAAGGCCAACTCATTAACATTAAGTGATAATTCGAACAAACATTAGCCTCAGGAGAAGAGGGATATGCAGCGCGGCCGACACGCGATGCATTACCGTAGAGCGGGCGCATTGCGCGCCGCGAAGACGGTGTGAGATTGGGGTAAACACCCGCGCTTAGTGAGTTCCTAGCGATGAGGTGGGCGGGCGATTAGCCCGCCGAACGGCATGCGCAGAAGAAGGCAACGCGAGTAGTTACTAGCCACGTGCAAACGGTACCGCCTTGTCCGTCGACCGCGTAGTAGCAGTGCCAAGAGGAATAGACCTCAGCCCTCCACGAATTGAAGTGGGGGGCTTCGGTGGAGGCCCGTAGGGCTTCCCACCGTACTGCCCGGGGGGGGGTGTGTGCTTTTGCATACGAAATTCGGCAAAGTTTGCTGATTCCCCCGTGGTTTCCCCTCACAGGGATAAATAGTCGACTCTTAAGGCATCGCCGTAGAGAA